ACTGCCTGAACTTTAACAAGGAAAAGATGATGTCTGTAATTGAAAAACTAAAAGCCGAGTCGCTAGCTCTTCGTAAAGCAAAGAATCCTATTGCTGCGTCTATCACATTCGCTTTGAGCGAGATCGATAAGTTCGGTAAGAACAACGGTAATCGTGAGACTACCGAAGATGAAGCGATCAAGGTGATTCAGAAGCTTATCTCTACGATCGATGAGAACCTGAAGCTAGACCTCAGTGATGGTCGTAAGATCGCTCTCAACCATGAGAAGAACATCCTATCTCGGGTTCTACCTCAGATGGCTTCTGACGAAGAAGTTCGTACGCTTCTGAAAGATGTTATTGGTGATGAGACGCCAAAGAACAAAGGTGTTGCCATGAAAGTCATTCGTGACGAGTACGGTGCTAAGGTCGACATGAAACGTGCCGGCGAGATTGTAACTGAAATGTATGGGATTTGAAATGAACACATTTATGAAGTGGTTTTCGCTAGCCACAGCAGTCGTCAGTCCAGTGCTTGTACTGCTGTTATTGTATGGCTCAAATTGGCTGTCGGCTATCACTTGGGTATGCATCGGAATTACTGGGCTGCTCAATTACGTAACGGTAAAACAAACCGAAGAAATGAAACAATTGAGAGAGGAAATGCAAAATGACTATCGTAGTTAAGGCACCTGCGCAATACGACCCCGGAAATGCTATTCGTATCTTCCTTGGTGGATCCATTGATATGGGCACCGCAGAGAACTGGCAAGATCGCCTTGCGAAAGACTTGTCGGGTTATTCCGATGAAGATCTGATTCTGTTGAATCCACGCCGTGATGATTGGGATTCGTCATGGGTTCAAGACCCAACTCCTGGCACTCAGTTCTATGAACAGGTTGAGTGGGAACTTGAGCAACAAGAAGAAGCTGAAGGTATGGTTTACTACTTTGCAGCTGACTCGTCCTCGCCTATCACATTGCTTGAACTTGGACTGTTTAGTCAAAGCAATGCAATCGTATGTTGCCCGAAAGAGTTCTATCGTTATGGCAATGTGAAGATGGTGTGTGATAGGTACAACATCGTGATGGTTGAAACCTATGAAGAGATGGTGACCTTCATCAAAGGTGCGATCGACGCTGAACTTCAGGGTTGACATTTCTTAAACTTGTGATAGACTAGATAAATACGGCCAAGCAGCCTAACATAGGAGAACTAAAATGGCGAAGAAGGGTGGCAAGTCGAAAGGCTTAATCTCGAAGGGTATCCACAGCACTGTAGATCGCAAGATCACGAATGCTCTGCGTTCAGAGTACTTGCAATCCAGTGATCGGATTTTGAATCAGATGAAAGCTTTGCGCCAAGGCAAAGACGTCGTTGTGACGATGGCAAATCCGAACAAAGAACAGACGAACAAGAAGTTCATCAAGGTTCGCCTGTCTGGTAGAGAGTTCGTTGCTCGCTTGAAAGATAACTCGCGTATCCAAAAGACGGCTGAGGCATAATGATCACGATCTACGGCACTACCACTTGTAAGTGGTGCAAAGCAGCAGTCTCTCTCGTGGAAGCGAGAGGACTACAATATGATTATCGTCTGATCGATGAGAATGAACAGTTTTACGCTGAGCTGAAGACGCTGAAGCCTGATACTAAGACTGTTCCTCAGATCTGGTGGGATAACCGCTACATCGGCGGATACGCCGATCTTACAACTGAAATTGAAAACACCTCTGGAGGATTTGGCGATGGAAAGTTCTGAACTCTTGAAGAAAGACGAATTGATTAGTCTCTTCAAACGGGAAACAGTGAACATCGAGTTCACGAAGAATGATGGTACAACTCGTGCTATGAAATGTACGCTTATGCCTGAGATGTTGCCAGTTCAAATTGAACTAGAAGAATTAGTCAACACCCGTAAAGGCAACCCTGATATTCTTGCGGTCTTTGATCTTGACAAGAGTGAATGGCGATCATTTCGCTGGGATCGTCTTCTCAGTGTAAACGGGGTGAAAATTGACTAAATCACCACGTGGTGGAACAGAACTTATGGCGGATCGGATTAACTCCCTTCCGCCTGAGTTGCTTTCACATTTTCAAATTATTCATTCCCGTGTAAGAGAACTTGATCAAAGCAAGAAGAAGATCTATGTTCTTCATGATCTTGCAGGTGATCCTGAGGTAGAACACCTTAAGAACGGTGGTTGGCAACGATTTGATAAACTTGTGTTTGTCAGCCATTGGCAACAACAAATGTACAACGTTCAACTCGGCGTACCATTCAGCGCAGGAATCGTGCTTAAGAATGCGATCGAGCCTATCCCAGAGCATAAGAAGCCCGATGATAAGGTACGTCTTATGTACTTCTCGACTCCTCATCGTGGTCTTGAACTGGTCTATCCTGCGTACGATAAGATGTACAAGAAGTTTGGTGATAAGATTGAACTGAACGTCTTCTCTTCATTTGATCTGTACGGATGGGAAGTACGAGATCAACCGTACAAACAGTTGTTCACTAAGCTAACCGAACATCCTGGAATCAACTACTCGAAGTCAGTTACAAACGCCAAGATTCGTGAAGAACTCATGCGATCACACATCCTTGCATATCCTTCGATCTGGCAGGAAACGTCTTGTCTAGTTTTGATCGAAGCGATGTGTGCTGGATTAACGTGTGTACACTCTTCTCTTGCTGCACTTCCAGAGACGTCGATGGGTTGTACATACATGTATGACTACACTGAAAACGTAGGTGCTCATCTATCAAGGTTCGAACAGACACTTGAAAGCTCTATCGAGGATGTGATGGATGGGTTCGAGGTTAGTCCAGAGCGTGTGCAATTCATTAACAGCACCTACGAGTGGGCTTGGCGTTACAATGAATGGAATAACCTATTGACATCTCTTATGTGATGATATATACTGTTCTCAAAGGAGATCTGTAATGGCAGCTGCACTCAAGAAAATATCGGTTAAGAAGAAAAAGCCCGAAGCAAAACCGGTGCCCCAGCGTAAGTCTGGGGCAGCGAAGATTCTCGAAGAAAAACACGTTGGTGTCGAGATCACAAACTGGACCATGATCCAACCAGAAGAAATGGACAAGGCGATCTACCAGTGCCTTCGTAACTACGGTTACTTCTACGATCATAAAGAAGCTTTCAAATGGGCTGAAGCTTGGGTCAAGAAGAACATGACAGCAAGCGAATTGGCTGACTTCAAGTACTCTGAAGATTGGCGTGTCAATACAACCCTTGGTGGTCTGTGTAAGATGCACATGGCTGGTGCCCAGCTAGAAGAAAAGTACATGAAGCGTATCAAAGATGGCATTGCTTTGGCCATCACTGCAGGTAAAGCACGGCGTCAAGTTGAAGCTCTGACTTCAACTAAGCAGGTGAAGACTTCTGCAGACATCCTTGCTGACAAGATTCACGACTTCATCGCAGAAGTCGAAGCTGTAGTTGATGACTATAATGACCCAAAGATTTGGCTCGATGGTGAGAACTATTCGGTCTACAATGAACTGAAGAAGATCAACGCACCAAAGCCTTTGGCTCAGAAAGTGCATGACTATTACAAGCCTCTCTATGACGAGATTGAAGAAGTTCTCGTTAAGAAGACACCTGACCTCGTCGAAGGTTACACGTACTTAAAGACTGTGAAAGATAAGAAGGACTATATGTCCTTCATCAAGAACATCATCGATGATTGTCAGAAGTTTATGAATGCTGCTACTGCGGCAAAGGTTCGTGCTCCTCGTCAACCTCGAGCAAAGAAGAAGATTCCTGTTGAGAAGTTGGTTGCTCGAGTCAAGTATCAAAAGGAAAGTGCTGAGTACAAGCTGACTTCAGTTGATCCAGCAAGCCTCATTGGTGCCACTGAGGTGTATCTCTTCAACACCAAGTATCGTCACCTGGTCCAACTCGTTGCGGCTTCTGTCGATGGGTTCTCGATCAAGGGTACAACCATTACCAACATTCGTGAAGAACAATGTTTGCGTAAGACTCTTCGTAAGCCTGAAGATATTCTGACCGAGATCGGCAAAACTACAAAGGCCCGAGTTGCGAAGGTGTTCAATGACATCGCGACTAAAGCTGCTCCTGCAAATGGTCGACTAAATGAGGAGATGATTATCCTCAAAGTCTACAAGTAACGGTTGACACTTGTCTAAGCGTGATATATAATTCTATCATAAGCAAATTCACAGGAGTTCTAACATGGCCGTACTGGTCGACCTCAACCAAGTTATGATTGCTAACCTGATGGTTCAGATTGGCAATCACCACAACGCAGAAGTAGACGAAAACATGATTCGTCACATGGTTCTCAACTCTATCCGCTTCAACCGTATGAAGTTCAAGGACGAGTTCGGTGAGCTTATCATTTGTGCTGACGACAAAAACTATTGGCGTCGTCAAATGTTTCCCTACTACAAAGCTGCTCGTCGTAAGAACCGTGAAGAGTCAGAACTTGACTGGACTGCGATCTTCAACGCTCTTAACAAAGTTCGTCAAGAACTCAAGGATGTATTCCCGTACAAAGTCATTCAGATCGACGGCGCTGAGGCTGACGACATCATCGGTACTATTATTCACCAAGAAGGGCGTGAGCTCAACACTGGTGAGAAGTTCTTGATTCTCTCTGGCGACAAGGACTATATTCAACTTCACAAGTACGCAAACGTTAAGCAGTACAATCCAGTGCTTAAGAAGTGGGTTGTTCACTCGAACCCTGAGCAGTATCTGTTGGAACACATCATCAAAGGTGATGCTGGTGACGGCGTTCCAAACATTCTTTCTCCTGACAACTCATTCGTTATGAACATTCGCCAGAAGCCTGTTACCAAAAAGCGTCTGGAAGAATGGATCGATATAAATAAGATGAGTTCAGAAGTCAAGCGCAACTATTTGCGTAATAAGTCTTTGATTGACTTGTCTCAAGTTC